GACCAGGATCACCGATTGCAGCGTGGCGTGGGCAAACGTGATCGTGAACAGGACATTGGTCCCCGCAGCGAATACCTGATCGATTGAGACGTTGGTACTGCCCACCTCGGTGGCGGTCCCCGATACGCTCGAGCCGCCGTCCACCGCGAGGGAGAGCGTTTGCTTGTGGACGATGCTCATACGGGGACCACCTGTTCCGTGCAGTAGATATCGAGCTGACGGTTCTGCTCATCAGGATCTTTGGGCGGCTGGTCGACATGAAATATTCGGCCGCGGAAGTTCAGCCGATGTGTCGGATTGACAATGGAAATGCCCACAGCGCCCGAAGAGGAATAACGCATCGTGAAGACATGGGTTGACGTGGCCACCATCTGGGAAGCAACGACCTGCTCGCGGCCGGTCAGCGGGCGGATATCCATCCAGAACGTTCCAAGGGTAGTCCACGAAGAGGGGGTATTTGCCTGACCGTAGGGGTCCCCCGTGTCATAGACCGGCGCCTCAATGCTGACCCTCCATCCGAGTTTTCCGGCTCTCACTGGTAGGCTCCCCAATCCTCGGGGGAGAGAAGAGCTGTTACCGCAGATGGGACCTGGAAGGTTTGCAGGTCGCTGACCTCCTCGCGATGCTCGTAGTAATGGCCGATGAGCAGCTTGATCGCGGCCTTGACGTTCGCCGGGACGCTATCGGCGGTTGCCCCATACCCGGCAACGAACCGCACGTTGATCGCGTCGAGACGGTGCTGAGCACAGGGCCAGAACTGGCAAGACGAGGTTGAGATGCGGCCCGGGGCACCCGGCGAGACGGTATAGACCGACGTGTCCACGGTTTGCTGAACGCCATCCCGGTCGTAGTATTTAACGTAGCTGACGGTCGTCATCGCCCCGCGAGGCAGCACGATCTCTGGCGAGTCCGGGAACTTAGAAATCATCCACGGCATCCCGGCGGTATAGCCTGCACCCGTCCACCCGAAGCCGCTGAGCCCGCCGCTTCCACGGGTTCCCGCGCGATGTAAGAAGTGATCGAGGTAGAGATCCCAGGTGGTCGCCAGGAAGGACCGTGCGACCTGCCCTTCGCACATGATCCGAGCCGCCGTGATCAGGCTGGCGATGAGAGATTGGTCATCGTCGATGTCCACGCGGAGATGTAGCTTGGCCTCGGCGAGGGTGACCGGCTCGAGCGTGAAGGTCAGGGTTGGCGTCCCGCTCGCAGTCGCCTGAGCGGTCAATGTGAGCTGCGTGGCGGAATCCACCGAGTACACCAGCGTTCCCGGGGGAATCCCGGTGCCCGTGACCCCGATCGCTCCCGCCAGCAGCGTGACGTCGGGCACGGTCACGACAGCCGACCCGCTGGTCGTTGTGGCAACTGCCGTGGCGGCCGGAGGTGTGGCGATCGCCAGGCGCATCAGCGGCCCTTCTTGACGGCGTGGTAGGCGCGAGCAGGACGGGGGTTGACGGCGGTTTCGACGTGGCCGTTGCGAACGGGATCATCGACGTTCTTGTTCGGATCGCCGATGTAGGGACGGCCCATCTTGTCGAGGGCTTCCCGGAAGATGGTGCGGCTCCGCTTCAGCCCGTAGGAATCCAGGTCCAGGTCATCGTGGTCTTTGAGCCAGTGCTCGACCACGCCGCTGCCGAGGAGTAATGCCCAGCCTCGTAGCATGTCTTCCCACCCGTCTGCCTCGCGGCCCTTGAGCAGCGAGTCAAGCCGCTCGACCAGGATCGGATACTGAGACGTCCGACCGCCTGCCCTGACGAGCCGCTTGGATTCGTTATCTTCGTGCTGGACCCAATAGCCGACCATTGCCGGGTCGCAGATCACGTCGGAGTGGCTCGCCAGTTCCGCGATGACGATCCGCTCGTTGTAAATCTCGCAGTCCTTGGGGCAGCGCCTGACCGCGGCGATGGCTTCCGGCGAATGACGGAAGGCCATGCCTGGCGACAGGGCAAAGCTGTTGAAATATCCACCCGCGACGATGAGTAGGCCCGCCACCCGGCAGGGGAGGCCGTGCAACAGGTCCATCGGGAACATCGGCCCAGTGGACTGCCACCAGTTCGCGATGCCGTCGATGCTCGAGATGCCCAAGCGGGCAAGGTAAACACTTGCGGTAGGAAAGGCGTCGAAGCCCTGCTGGACCCTGAGCGAGAAGTGCGGAGCCACCAGGTCGTCATCCTGCAACCAGGCGAATAGCTCGGTGCGGCAGTTCTCGACGGCGGCGGTCCAATTCTCCCACAAGCAGGTTGCGTCGGTCTTCAGATACTGAACCAGCGGGTTCTGTAGAAACGGCCTGACGACCGATTCAGCCATCCCGGTCTGGTCAGCGATGAGCACCCGGGCGGGCATCGACTGCCCGATCGCTGAGGCGATAGCAATCGGCAGACGATCAGGCCGATTGTACGTCGGGATCCCGATCGTCAGCCGAGGAGAGAACATCATATAACAGTGTCCTGGTAAGTTACGTTACTCTCAGAACACCACGGTTTGCACGACGTCGGCATGATCGCGAGACGTGGCCGGTGTGTACCCGACCGGCAACGCATCGACGGTTGCCGCGCCGAGCCAGGTTGACGTGACCGCCACGACGTAGGGCCGCACGTAGGCGAGGATTGCAGAGTGCTGGGCAGCCCTTAGTTCAAGCTGCCCGACCTTGTTGTTCGATGTGCTGGCGAATGCCGAGGTAATGCAGTTCGTGCTGTCGATGTCCGCCCAGTTGGAGTCAGAACTGACCGACCCCGAATTGTGCTGGAACTTCCCCTGGATGGTGCCAGCACCGGCCAGCGTGCCGATGTGGAGGCGCATGACGAGGCGGGGAAACAGGTCAGCGGCGAACGCATCCCCCACATAAGATCCCGCAGCGCGAGCCGCAGCCGGCGGAATATGGCTCTTCAACGCCAGTTCTTCAGTCAGATTCGAACGTTGCATGGGACAGGATCTCCCGATGACGAGGTGCTGTGGATATGGGAAACGACGCGGGGCGGCTGGCCCCGCTGCCGCTTAGTGAATGGCGAGGGCGACGAACGGACTGACCTGGGTCGATCCGTCGGCGAGGGTGATCGGAGCGTCCATCCACGGCATGCCGCCGACGTAATGAATGATCCGGAACATGGTCTGATTGGTCGAAAAGAGGAACTGATCGCTGACCGCGATCTCCATCCCCATGTCGCTGTCTCCGATGATGTACTGCGAGAAGTCGTAGAAGCCGAAATCGCCGAGGGTGTCCAGGGCCGGCAGCTTTTCGGAGAACAGGATCGGACGACCAAACGCCCCGATGCCGTAACCTGCGGCCTTGACCCCATCGGGAGTGATTGGCACCAAACCAGCCGGGATGAACGTGCTCCCCGCGGTGCCCGTTGCTGCGAGGACAGCCGGCTGAGCAGCCTGAGATGCGATAAAGATGCCCTTGCCTTGGCTGCTCGCCAGCGCCTTCACCCAGCAGTTCGCGATGTTGGCGAAGCTGATGGCCGTGGAACTCCCGCGGTCAGCGGTTTGAACCAAGGCACCGCTCGTCAGCACGCCCTTGGGACGACTTGCCGTGTTGCCCATCAGGAACGCCTGGTCTTCCATCCACGCCGTAGCGCGGCCGAAGATGGTAAAAAGGAGGCTATCGATGCTGATGGCCGATTTCCTCAGCAGCACGTTGCTGACCGGCGTGGTCCCGCTCAGCTCGTGCAGTTCGAGCTTGGCCATCTTGACGCCAGGCTCGGTGCTAGGCTTCGCCTCCGTCTCGCCCGTCCACTGCATGTTGATTCCGCCGAAGAACGCGCTGCCTCCGGTCGGTGGCGCGCTCGTCTGGTTGAGCAGCGGAATGTCGATCGAGAGGCCCGTGATAGGAATCGATGTTGCCCGGGGGCGGACCAGCGCATCTTCCCCGACCACCTGCATGATGGACTTCTGGAAGTCCGGTGGAATCAGAAAACCGCCCGCCGACCCGGTCGTTGCCGTCAACGTCCGCTTCTCGGAGGACTGCCAGTCTCGATACTCGGACTGGTAAACGTTGTGGATCCGTTCGCGGGCCAACGCGGTCTCCTTCGGATCCTTGTTCTTGTCGTGCAGAACGAGGATGTTCCTCAACATATCGCCGAAGAACCGGGTCTTGTCTCCTTCGCTCTGGCCACGCACCCCCACGGGTGGACCGTTGCCGATGTCCAGACCGCCGTTGCCGGACGGACCGCCCTGGTTTCCACTCAACGGCTGGGATGCCCGAGCCT